CAACCTTCTCTTAGTTTCTTAGATACATTACCTGGATCTTCAAAACCGTTAGTAGAAGTTCTTATCCATCTGTGTGCATATCCTTGCGGTGCAGCTGGCGCATCCAAACTGGATGGTGGAGTCCAATCTTTCTTTCTAGAAAGTTTTATTCTAGATTCAGACTCGCGTGAAGTTTTTACTTTTGTATTCATATTAAGCTCCTTCCTTCACGTATTTTGCGTATTCCTCTAGCGGCACCCCTAATTTCTTAGCGATAACTACCTGTGATTTGGTGAGTTTCACAGACTTGCGTCCACCTGATCTTCTGCTAACAGAAGCTACATTTTGGACGGGTGCAGCTTTTGTTGTTTCTTCAGTAGAAGATTCGGCAAATTTCTGAGGGAAATACTCCTTCATACGTTTGTTGATTTGATTATAATAGGCATCACTCTCCGCGTCAATTCCCTCCTGCAAAAGGTCTTCATGTATTCCCATAGCAGCAGAAGTTAATACTCTGTCAGACCCAAACCACTCATTTTCTGTAGCCCATTCTTGAGCTCTAGTGCTTATTTGTGGTTGTGGTGCCTGAGTTTGTTCTTCAACAGGTTGTGATTCTATTTCTTTTTTTCTAGACTCTTTTTCACCAAGAGTTATCGAAACTTTTTCGTTCTCTACAGCTAATTTTGTAAGCTTATCTTGAGCTTCCATAATTAATTCTGCATCTTGAGAATCTAAAGCTACTTTTAATTCAGCTTTTGCCCTATCTCTTTCTGAATCAATTCTAGCCTTGTATTCTTTAAGGTAGTTAGTATCAGTCTCTTCGAATTTCTTCTCAACATTCTCATACTTACTTTTTAAACCCTTAGCATATTCAACTGCCGCTCTTTCTCTACGTTCAGCTTCTTTAGCTTGAAAGGTTAATTTTTTTATTCGTTTTTGAACTTTATCAGAGTAATCTTGTAAACCAGACTCTTCTTCCTTTTCTTCTACTTGTTCAAATTTAGGTTCTGCTTTTGGTTCTTCTACTTCTTTTGTTTCTTGTAAAAGTTCTTTTGCAGTTTTGTTACCGCCAGAAACATCCGTGTAACCTAAATCAACTTCTTCTTTTTTGTCAAATTCAGAACCTGATTCTGTTGGAGTTTCTACTTCTATTGTTTGATCATTAACACCATCTGTGTCTAATTCCACTGATGGATTTTTTTCTTGTATGTCTGCCATTTAGTCCTCCTAGTAATGGTGCAAAATATCGTTGGGGTCGCTTATAGTTGAAATGACTTCATCATCATTTAAAACTCTTACTTCTCCTCCGTCTATTTTGAATCTAGAACCTGCGTACCTACTAAAAATAATCCATTCATTTAGTTTGCACCAAGGTCCTTTTGGAAATTTATCTTTATCATGATAACAAAGATCTCCCATTTTTAAAACAAGACCACACACTGTAGTCATTTGTATTGTTTCTTGTGTAGTATCAGATAACCACAAACCACCTTTGGTTTTTTTAGGTCCTGCAAAAGGCAGAACTAAAATTCTATATCCAGTTGGTGTTGGTAATTTATCTAATGTTGATTTGTCGATCGCTTTTGGATCAAGGACTGTTTCTACTTCTTCTTTTGCCTTATAGGCATCTAGAAGTGCTTCAGTCCGTTTCGGTGTCTCCGTGGACTCTATCATCTTCATACTCCGTTGTTGTCAGCAGGTCTTTAAGATCCTGTTGCAGATCCTCAAGAGATCTGATTTGACCCCTAACATATTGTAGTTTCTCCATGGTGTCAACACTATATATAGCGTTGTCCTTTAATCTAGCTAGAGCTTTTTTTACCTTACGTTGTACGAGTGATATTGTATCTATGTCCATTAATTTCTTTTTAATGAAATTTTATTTTTACCTTGTTTTAATAACATAAAACCATATTCGTTAACTATAATTTTTAATACAGCATCCATATCAAATTTTGGATAATCATCGAAAACGAACACCGTACCTGGTTTAGATCTTTCACTAAAAAATATAGCTTCTTTAATAACATCTATTGTTTTATGAGGGCCATCAAAATGAACTAAATCATAGTTAGTTTTTAATTCTTTTTTATCCCTGTAAATGGGAACTCCGTCCTCAAAACGTTTCATAAATTCATCATCACCTAATTGATACAAAGTAAAATTTGGGTAATCTAAATCTTTAATTAATTGTTGTTTCATGGTGTTGGTGTAGTCAGCTGTGTAAGAACCAGAATTATCATAATGTTGATAATCTAAATTACCATAGGGATCTATACCTATATGCCAATGTTTCTTTTCAATTAATTCTTTTAATATTATTTGAGAACCTTGTCCTTCTCTAACTCCAATTTCTGCAGTAAAAAGATCATCGGTATCAAGTGTCTTACAGGCTTCTTCAAGAATTTCGTATTCGGTGCTATCCCCTTTTATCATGGAGATTGTTTAACTTAATTTAAATATGGATGCAATTAAAAAACGCCTTCGAATTTGCCACCTTTGATTGCAGCACCCATTCCTCTAACTTTTGCTTCACCACCGTGACTAAATTCAGGAACTGGTCTACCTCTACCCGCATCTCCGTAGGCACTTGTAGTTGTATCCATCATCATTGAAGCAGGTGGTTTTACTATTTTTTGAGTATTTTTCTTTGCTCTAATAAGCATGTTGTTTCTTCTATTCAACTCTAGTTTTCTTTCATCTAATCGAGATTGTAATATTTTTCTTTTTCTAGAATTATCTTTTTTTCTTGGACCTGTTTCAGCATATTTTCTTTCGTCTTTTTTTTCTGATATCATCGTTGGTGGGTTTTTACCGACATAGTTACTTTTTCTACGTCTTCTTCTTTCGCCTGTTTTTGGGTATCCAGGGTCTGATCTTCTGTTAAATTCATCTGCCATTATATTTTTCCTTGTTTCTTTAATTTCTTTATATCACCTTTTGTAAGACCTGTTAAGTCTACCTTCGGTCTTACCGATGTAATATCTGGAGATATTCTTTTCGGTTTAAATAAGTTTTTTATCCATATCCATATTTTCATTTTATGTCCTCACGTTAGTTGGTTTTGGCCCTGCATTACTTACTGATCTTTTTCTGGCAACAGCAGATGCCTTTTGCGACTTTGACATCGCTGTGGCTTTTGCAAGTGGTACGCACTTCGGATACTTCCGACTTGAACCACTGGCAGATTTTCTTCCACACTCTTGAAACTTGCCACCTTTTTTCTTTGCCCCAATATCTACCCATTTTTCATTAAACCATTTTGTTAGTCCACCTGTACTCATAGCAGGTACACAATTTGGAACCATACGATTCCCTTTTTTCTTCATTCCTTTTTGAACGTATCCTTCCCAACAAGAACCTTTTTTGTTCATTACTTTACACCTTGAAAGTTAAGTCCTCTAATAGCTATTCCGCCACCTCTTGAAAATTTTTTAGTAAAAGTTATTTTGCCACCTTTAGTAGTTTGTTTATTAAATTTATTTTTGGATTGCCCGTAGTTACCTTCAATCGTTATGTTACTTGATTTTCCAACTTTTATGTTTTTACCGTAAGTAATATTTTTTGACTTAGTTTTTAATGAATCACCACCTGAGGATTGTGTATTTTTATTTTTACTAATACCAAAAGTACCATATTTAGAATAAATATCTAAACCAACTCCTTGATCATCTATTTTTGTTTTACCACTTTGTGTTGTTTGTTTAATTAAGTAGGGAGCTACGTCTACACCTTTTTTAGCTTTGATTATTCCTGACTTTTCTAATCTACCCATCGCTGATCGTGAACCTGCATCTACAGCCATTCCAACTTTTGCTTTTTTAGGTCCCCAATCTTTTCTTTTTACTCCTGACGGGTCTTTTGCTTTTCCAGCACATATTTTTGATGCGTATGCGTTTGCATAAGCTGATGGATAAACTTTAAATTTTCTCTTAGCAGCTGATTTGCCTCTTGCACATAGTTTTGTCATATCTGTTGCATCCTTGGGTCTGTTGATAATATATTTTTTTCTGCTTTAGGTCTAGCAATTGAGTCTTTACTTCTTTTTCTAAGTTGAGCAATAGCAGATTCTTTCATCTGTTTTTCTTTTCTAAGTTTTTGTAAGTCTCTTTCTAGGTTCATTTTTTACCTGCACCATTCCTAAAGATTTGAGTTCCCTTAATTCCATATATCGATGCTACGACAAGGATCCAAAGATTTGTGAACCATGAAGGGAGCTGTGAGAACATATCGAAGAACAATTTAACCTTATCCATCGCTGTCGGGTCATCCGATACGACTGCCCAAGCGAGCACCAACACGGGCAAACTTAAAATTATCAAAACGGCCTCGTCCTTCCAGTCCGATTGTCGGGCTTCTAGAAGTTTTCCCTGGTAAGCTTCCTCACCCTGGGCCATCTTTCTTGCGTGCATCATTTGAGCATCTGCCATTAACATCTTCGTCTCTTGACGCTTCTTGAAGATGTGGGTACCTGCTTGTGCCGCCAATTTTATCGCGCTTAACCACATTGTATTTCTCCTGTCTCCTTTTACTCATGAAGTCTATCATTTTATCCATTATAAGGAAAGCCCTGTAGCCGTTCTGTCTCCATCTCCAGGTTGGAGTATGATGTGGTTTTCTTATTTTACAAGGAAATATCTGTCCACCAAACATATCTGCAAATTTTTGCAGAGTATCTTGGTCTGTCATCTCTATCGTGCAAGCAAATTCTTTTTTTCTTCCTATACCCTTTGACCAAACGCCAAAGCTACCTTCTCCATCAAATATCCCAGCAAGAAAAATTAATTTAGATGTTACTGGAAGACTTTCGTATGAGTTTTTTGGTGTATTGTTCGACACTTTTAAACTTCTTTCGCGTTAGTCCTTGTGGGTTTGGCCCTCTTTTAGGTGGTGGCCCTGAACGAACACCTCCGCTTAAACCTTTTTCGTTATTTTTTCGCAATTTTTTCTCTCGCTACTTCTAAACGTTCGTCTGACTGTTGCGCTTGTTCACTTAATTTATCATATTGGAAATCTAATCTCGCTGATTCTTGCTGCATATCCATTTGTGCTCTCATTCTCGTCTCTTCAGCTTTTCTTTGAAGATCCATAGCTTTTAAATCTATCTCTTGTTGCTTTAATTTAACAAGTGGGTCTTGTTTTCCTGCTGCTTGTTGCATTTCCCCTTGAATTAACTGTTCTGTAATCTCTGCAACAGCTGTTGCAACCGCTTTATCAAAACGTATTTGGAATTCTTGTGGATTTGCCTGTTGAAGCATCACCATATTAGGGTCATTCATTAATTGTTCCCTAACTTCTTGCGTTGCTTTGAAAGAAACGTGATCAGAAATGTGAGATTGTAGTAATGCATAGACTTGTGGATTAATTTGAACCATTCTAGATTGCATAAACGCCATGTGAGCCGCTATATGCGCTTCATGATCTTGAAATTCAAACGCAGTTAGTAGTTGCATCTGTAAAGCACGTGCATTTTCCTTCGCTGGATCCATTGGTTCGGGAGCCGGTGGCGGTGGTTTCAATAATGCTTCTATTTGTTTAGTGCCTAACGCCTCATAAACACGTCTGTAAGCTTCGTGAATATTGTGAATGGCAGGATTTGAACTAGCAACTTGTAATTGTGTTTGTGCAAGCATAACTCTTTGGGCCATACTCATAATATTTGGATCAGCAACCGGTAAAATATCGACTCTGTTGTCAAAATCAGTAGCTTTAATCATTCTTGGACCACCATAAACATCGTAAGGATATTCTGGAGGTAAAAATTCACCCATAATTCTTGCTAAAATTTTAAATTCTATTTTCATAGCGTAGTAACAACGCTTATGAACACCACTCATTACACGTGAACCACGTTCCATCATAGCAACCGTAGTTCCAACAGCTCTATTTTGTGCATCATTACCGATATTGTTATCTGTTATTGCTGCAAATTTTTGTCCTGCTTGTACTAAAAAACCTAAAAGGTTAAATAAAGTAGTTGAAGGTTCTGTAAAAGGTAAATTAAAAAACTGATCTCTTATATTTCCACCCGGTGCATCAACATCTCGAAACTCTCCAGGTTGAATTGGTTGGTCATCATCCCTAACTCTAATACCACGTGATTTAAATCCTGCTGGTAAATTTTTTAAAGTACCCGCATCAATCAATTGTCTTAAAGATTGAGTTGCAGCTTGTGATAAACCACCGATCATATGTGTAAGGCCAAAGCCATAGAAACCTAATCCTGGTAAAAATTTGTAATGTACAAAATATTCTATTCTTTTGTATGTAGGATCATCTGGTCTGTAGTTTCTGTAGATAGATAAAATTTCATTTGAACCTTCATCAATAGTTACTACGTATGGAATCTTAATACTCTTTGCTCTTGAATCAAATTTTTCATAATCATCTAAATGTAAATCAACATGCATTTCAAGAATTGTATGTAGAGCATCATCCCCTGTATTTTTAACACCCTCAAGTTCATTTATTTTATCTTGCACGTTGTCCGTTGTCTCATTGTTATTAGACAACTCTACCTCACGATAAAAACCTGCTGCCATTTGTTTTAAGACTTCGTTTTCCGTCATCTTTTGAACGTGTGTAATTCTATCGGTATCTTTTAAATCGGACGCATAATAAGGAACCACTAAATCTTCCGCTGGAATAAATTTAGAGACAGGTCTTTGCATTAATGAATCGTAATATATTTTTTTAAAAGTGCTACCGGACAATGGTAAATAGAAAAGCATCTGATCCATATCAGTTGTATACTCTTCCATCTTTTCCATTAACATGTAATTCATGTAATCTTTAACTCGGTCAGCTTGTAATTCTATAGGAGGAGTTTGTACTCCAACTATTTGAGTTCTTACCGGGCCATCAGAGGGTACTAATTCTTTATACGCTTGTGCTTGAAATTGTGTAACAGATTCAGCTAACAACGGATGAGTGACATTAGAAGCACCTTTAAACGGTTTAGTTACTTCTCTGTACTTAACACCTAAAAGATCCAAACCTTTTATGTAAGCCTCTTCCCAATCTTTTCTTGATTCTTTATCTTTTTTATAATCAGATACTAGCTCTGTTGCCATACGAGACAACGTTCTCTCATCTATATTTTCTGCAAGGTTCGCATTAAAGTCATCTTCTATATTAGGTTCTTCTACTTCTTCACCTTCTACAGTTACTTCATCTACTTCATCGTTTATGATAGGTTGGCCTTCTTGAAGTTCTACTTTTTCTTCCTCAGTTATTTCAGGAATATTACTTTTTTCTACAGCCATATATTTATCCTTTTAGCCTTCCCATGGCTGAATAGCAACTAATAAAGTTTTGTTGCTTTGTTTCTACCAAGTTTACAGCTAGCAGTAACAGAGCCACCCTTGTTGTATTGCTTCATCATCATGCCACCGCCCATTTTTTTAGCGGGAGTCATAATTTTCTTTTTTAATCTTTCTCTAATTCTTTTTCCTGCATCGCTTCCAATTTTTGCAGCGGGAGTTAATCTACCAATTCTTTTAACTAAATTTTTTATAGATTGTTTAGTTTTGTCAGACATTCTTTTGCTTTCGTCTGCTCCACCGCCTTTAGTAGATGTATTTCTAAAACGATTAAATTGTTGTTTTAATTTTTCTATTTTATCTTTATCTATATCACTCATTCTTGGAAGACCACCTTTAGGTCCACTTATTGGTCCACCTGTTTTTTTACCAAGAATTTCTTTTTTCTTTTTCATAAGCTCTGCTGCACCACCAACTAAAGGTGAAACTTTTTTCTTTTTGTCTTTTAACATTTTAGCACCAAGTAATCCCATTGCAGCAATACCTAATACAGCTTTTACTGGTTTAACTTTACCTGATTTAACTTGTTCATCTTGAAGGCCCATGCCAGATGTTCTAGCTGCACCATATCCTCTTGTTGATTTAGCCATCATTCCTCCTTGGTTTGCAGCTGTGTATTTTAATTTACCTTTTCTATCATATTCTGAAATAGGGTTTTGTTTTTCTGTAATTTCTTTTTGTCTTCTATCTCTGTCAGAAGCCATCTTACCTTTTTTAGCTTTCATCATTTTAAAATCTTCACCAGATATTTTGCCATCTTTGTTTTTATCTAGTTTATGTTGATTGCCTGTTAGGCCACCAGCTTTATGAGTTGCTACATTAAGCATTTTTGTTTTACCTTCGTAGTCTGATTTTTTATACTCATCACTCTTCATTATATCTTTGAGTTCTTTTTGTGATTTTAATTTACCTTTCACAATGTTACCCTTTTGTTG